ATCATGGTTATATCAAAAAGATAGAGCGTCGAGGTCTCGCGTTTCGAAAACAAGGAAAAAAGAAAATGTACGAAGTCCGGGACGTTTACGAAATTGTAGAAAAAGAAAAGGAGTATTTAAAATGAATGAAATTATTATTTCTGGGCAAGTTGCCGGAACAGTCGCGATCGGGGGCGTGTGCTTCATCGCTGGCCTTATTTTTTCGTGGAAAGACCACAAGAAACGAATGAAGATCGCAAAAACTGAAACATTAAAAGCTATCGAAGAGGGACTTCCAGAACACAATGCACAAGTCATTGAGCAATACGAAGACGAACTCGCAAGTCGCCGAAAGAATATGAAGCTATATACCGAATCTCCGGAGGTGCCGTTCCATGTTTGGTAAGAAAACCCGCAAGATCGAGCAACAATCGAAAGCGCTCAACCGCTTGTGGTTTATCAATCTGCAACAGACCGAAATTCTGAAAGCTACACTTGAGCGGGAAGAACGATTGCTTGACGAGCTCGCTCGTCTGAAAGGAGAGTTAAGAAATGGTAACAATTAACAAGCTCGAGATCGAGAACGTGAAACGCGTTAAAGCGGTCAAAATCGAGCCGTCAGCAAAGGGGCTGACAATCGTCGGGGGCAATAACAACCAAGGCAAAACAAGCGTATTAGACGCGATAGCGTGGGCCTTGGGTGGTAACAAGTACAAACCTTCGCAAGCCCAACGTGAGGGATCGACGATTCCCCCAAGTCTTAAAATCACGCTATCAAATGGCCTTATCGTCGAACGTAAGGGCAAAAATAGCGATCTAAAGGTTATTGACCCGAGCGGTAACAAGGCCGGCCAGAAATTGCTTGATAGCTTTGTCGAAGAGCTCGCTCTTGATCTTCCCAAGTTTATGGAAATGAACGACAAAGAGAAAGCGACAACGCTCTTGCAAATTATCGGGGTCGGAGATCAGCTCGTCCAGCTTGAAATGGAAGAGAAAACCAAGTACCAAGAGCGTCATGCGATCGGCGTCATCGCGGATCAAAAAGAAAAGTTTGCCAAAGAGCAACCGTATTATCCAGACGCACCGAAAGAACTTGTTTCAATCGCTGATCTTATCCAGCAACAGCAAGAGATCCTTGGACGTAACGGCGAAAACGCTCGCAAGCGTCAGAATCTCGCGAGAATCGAAAACGACTATCAAGGGGCACTCGCGAACGTTGAGCGTCTGGAAGATATGCTCAAAGAGGCTCGAGAAAAAGAGCAAGGACTCGCTCAAGACTTAGATATCGCTCGCAAAGACGCGCAAGATCTGATCGACGAATCGACGCAAGAGATTGAAGAAAGTATCGCAAATATTGAGCAGATCAATCTCAAAGTCCGGGCGAATCTTGACAAAGACAAGGCCGAAGAAGACGCGAAGGGCTACCGCGAACAATATCGCGAGTTAGATCTTGTGATCGATGGTATTCGCAAGCAAAAAACGGACTTGCTCACAAATGCAGACTTACCGCTTCCGGGCTTATCCGTGGACGATGGCGAACTATTATACCTTGGTCAACGTTGGGATAATATGTCCGGCTCGCAACAATTACAAGTCGCAACGGCTATCGTTCGCAAGCTCAAGCCAGATTGTGGCTTTGTCTTAATTGATAAGTTAGAACAGATGGACCAGGTCACGCTCGCAGAATTCGGCGCGTGGCTAGAACAAGAGGGCTTGCAAGCTATCGCGACTCGCGTTTCAACTGGTGGAGAGTGTTCGGTTCTCATAGAGGACGGGTACAGTATCGCACCAGAAACATATCAAACACCTACAGCATGGCAAGGTGGCTTTTAACAGAAAGAAGGAAAAATCATGAAAAAAACAGAGAAATTCATCGTATTGCGTAACAGAAACACAGGCGACTATATCCAAAATTACAAAAATAACGAAGGCGCGTTTACATTTTCAGCACGATTAACTGAAGATATCCAAGACGCTGCAACTAATTTGATCGATTCACTCGAAGTCATTGAAAATGACGGCCAAGACTTAAAAGCGCTCGCGCAAGGTTTAGGGTGCGAGATCTTAGTCGTAGAAGCAGAATACACACTCAAAACACTCGACGGAGAAGAACCGGAAGATCTGACCGAAAAGATTGAGAAGGCAAAACGTAAACACTTTGAAAACTTTCTTCGCGGGCTTTTGAGCGACAACGACGAGGAGGACTAAAAAATGCAGATCACAAGAGGAAGAAAGGCACGGGCGCAAAAAGTCGTGATCTATGGCCCCGAGGGAATCGGAAAGTCTAGCTTTGCGAGTCAATTCCCAGACCCCATATTCATTGATACAGAAGGATCAACCGATAATATGGACGTGGCCCGTATGGACAAGCCAACGAGTTGGACAATGCTAAAAAACGAGATCTCGTTTATCAAGGCAAACCCGGACGCTTGCAAAACGCTAGTCATTGATACGATCGACTGGGCCGAACAACTCGCGGTCGATTATGTATGCTCCCAGCACCAAAAGAACGGGATCGAAGATTTCGGCTGGGGCAAGGGTTATACATACGTACAGGAAGAGATCGGGCGTCTATTGAATAGCTTGTCCGAACTAGTGGACAACGGGATCAACGTCATTTTGACAGCTCACGCACAAATTAAGAAATTCGAGCAGCCGGACGAAATGGGATCTTATGACCGATACGAGTTAAAACTCGGACAAAAGACCAGCTCAAAGACGGCCCCACTGGTCAAGGAATGGGCCGATATGGTGCTCTTTGCGAATTATAAGACAATCGTCATGACCACCGACACGGGCAAGAAAAAGGCCCAAGGGGGCGAACGTGTTATGTACACGAACCACCGGCCAGCATGGGACGCGAAAAACCGTCACGGCTTACCAGATCAGCTACCGTTTACATTTGAGAGCGTGGCCCATATCTTCAACGCACCGGCTCCCGTACCAACCGAACAACCAGCACCGGCACCACAACCAGAGCCACAGCAACAACCGGCACCGGAGCAGCCGAAGCAAAACATTAACGAGCAATTGCAAGAGGTTGCTCAAGAGGTGGCCCAAGAAATGGGACGAGCTCCACAAGCAGGGCTATTACCTCAAGCATTGATCGACTTAATGACACCTAACAACGTGACCGAAAACGAGTTGCAAGAGGTCGCTTATATCCGCGGACACTTCCCAATGGGAACGCCGATCGAAAACTTCCCGGCGAATTACTGGGATATGATCGTCGCGAATTGGGACGCTACACTGGACGTCATTCAAAATCAAGTTCGGAAAGACCCGGAATTACCATTTAATACTAATAATTTATAAGAACTAAAGGAGAAATTATCATGACACAACAACAATACAACAACAACTTTGATCGCGAATTCGGCTGGGACGACACAATTCAAAAAGATTCTGAATTTGTCTTTCTACCAGACGGTCTATATTGGTTTACAGTTAAAGAATACGAGCGCGGACGTCACACACCGAACCCTCAAAACCCCGGTAAGTTGCCAGCTTGTCCTAAAGCAACAGTACACCTTACTATCGTAGCAAATGAAGGCGAAACAGAACTCCGCCACAATCTCTTCTTACATAGTTCAACCGAGGGAATGTTATCAGCGTTCTTTGGAGCTATTGGGCAAAAACGTAAAGGCGAACCGCTTCGTATGGATTGGAACGCTATCATCGGCAAAGTCGGAGTTTGTAAAGTTGGGTCTCGCGAGTACAACGGGAACAAGTACAACGAAGTAAAAGGTATGATCTATGCCGAAGACGTGGACTATACGAAAGTATTGAACGCGCAACCGGGACAACAAGCCCCAGCGTATCAACAACCAGCGTCACAGTATCAACAACCACAACAACCAACACAAACACAGGGAGGCTTCACAGGAGGTCCGTTCTAATATAGGAGGTTCTAAAGTATGGAGTTAAGACCCTATCAGCAAGAGGCACGGGAAGCCGTTCAGCGTGAGTGGCTAGAAGGTCGGAAGCGTACTCTTCTAGTCCTCCCGACTGGAACGGGGAAAACCGTCGTATTCTCAAAGATCATTGAAGATCAAGTCCGAGAAGGGAAGCGCGTCTTAGTGCTCGCTCACAGATCCGAATTGCTGGATCAAGCAAGCGACAAGCTCAAGACCGCGACGGGCCTCGGTACAGCACTAGAAAAGGCTGAGAGTACGTCCATAGGCTCGTGGTATCGCGTCGTTGTCGGGTCGGTCCAGACCATGCAACGGGAAAAGCGTTTAAGTCAATTCCCGCCCGATTGGTTCGACGTGATCGTTGTCGACGAGGCGCACCATGCAATATCTGACGGGTATCAAAAAGTATTAGGCTATTTCAAAGATTCGGAAGTTTTGGGGGTTACAGCAACCCCAGACCGCGGAGATATGAAGAACCTCGGGTCGTACTTTGACAGTTTGGCTTACGAATACTCACTAGTACAAGCGATCAAAGATGGCTATCTATCCAAGATTAAGGCCTTGACGATTCCGCTCGATCTCGATTTATCCAGTGTGGCAATGTCCGCGGGTGATTTCAAGGCGAGCGACGTTGGAACGGCCCTCGATCCGTATCTCGTACAGATCGCGGACGAAATGGCCAAGTATTGTAAGGATCGGAAAACAGTCGTCTTTCTTCCGCTAGTTAAGACAAGCCAAAAATTCCGCGATATCTTAAACGAGCGAGGCTTTAAGGCAGCCGAAGTAAACGGAGAATCGAAAGACCGGGCCGAAGTGCTCGAGGACTTTGAAAAAGGCCGTTATAACGTCTTATGCAATTCAATGTTACTGACAGAGGGCTGGGATTGCCCGTCGGTTGATTGCGTGGTCGTATTAAGACCGACGAAGGTCCGCGCGCTATATTCTCAAATGGTGGGCCGTGGGACGCGCCTATTCCCCGGAAAAGAAGAACTTCTTCTACTCGATTTTCTATGGCACACCGAGCGTCACGAGCTTTGTCGTCCAGCTCACTTGATAAGTGAGAGCCCGGAAGTCACAAAAAAGATGGTCGAAAACATGGAAGAAGAAACGGGCGTCGTGATTGATCTTGAGGCCATGGAAGTTAAGAGCGCGGAAGACGTTGTGGCAGAACGTGAAGAAGCACTTGCGAAACAGCTCGCAGAAATGCGGAAACGCAAGAGGAAGCTCGTCGATCCGCTTCAGTTTGAAATGTCTATCCATGCGGAAGATCTTTCGAGTTATGTCCCTAATTTTGGCTGGGAAATGGCCCCGCCGTCTGATAAACAACTCAAGGCCCTTGAGAAGTACGGTATCTTTACCGATGAAGTGGGCAATGCCGGGAAAGCGAATATATTACTTGATCGTTTACACAAGCGCCAGAGTGAAGGACTCACGACACCGAAGCAGATCCGATTCCTTGAAAGTCGAGGCTTCCGGAATGTCGGAATGTGGAGTTTTGAAAGCGCTCGAAGCATGATTGATCGAATCGCAGCGAACGGGTGGAGAATACCACCACAGATCAAAGCGAGCGAATATGTACCAAATTAAAAAAATAAGGAGAAACACAATGAAAACTAACAAATTAACACTTTTGACAGTCGCAACTATCGCGACAGCTACACTCGGAATTAAGGGAGTAAATGCCGATGAGTCTGATCGAGGAATCACGCCAGAGATTACAACAATTGCAACAAACCAAGGCGACACAGCAAGCGGAACTGAATCAACTGTTCCAGCAACGGAAGCAACTCAACCAGCAGATTCTAACAATGACACGGGATCTGGAAGCGCTGAAGCTGA